AGTGCAGCACGCAATAAGAACGCTTTCCAAATCAACAACCCCGATGGTCTCGTTGCAGACCCTGCTGGTTGGGCCAACAACGAAGCCCACAAGATGGTTGAAGAATTCGAAAAGAACCGCAGATAATGCAACGTCAGGTTATCCCTCTCGATTCTAGATGCGCTCATGGTCATGCAAGCGTGCGCTCGTGCACACTCTGCCAGACCTTCGCTCGTTTCGGTCAGCGGTTCCTAGACAAGTTCACTGACCAGGCTGCGCTTACGGCTGGTATAGAAGCTGGGCAACCAGATGCCGTAGAAGACGAGAACAAGCCTCCCTTCCGCAAGGTAGTAAATCCCGCCACCAAGAAGTGGTCCAAGGTTACCGCGTAGTACCAATACAGCGCCGCTTGTGCGGCAAAAAGGACAAGAACAATGGCAGTTAAGATTGAAGTTGGTGCACAGCAGACATTCGGCGCTGCTGGTTCTGCATTTGGTGCGCGCACCGGAACCCTTTTTACCACGACTCAGGTTACTGCAATCTCGCAGGGCTTCTGGCTGATTGAGCTTCCTGCTGTAGACAACGCATCCGTCGTATTCACTCCTGATTCTGGGGTATCTACGGTTACGTACCTAAGCGGTACCTCAGCTAAAGCTTCATTGTATTCAGACGGTTTCTGCTGGTTCGTTAAGAATACCGGTTCTAACCAGACCGTAACTCTGACACAAATCAAGTCAATGTTCTAAGACTAGCAACAGTCGCTTGAGGGGGCGACCAAAGCTAAAAACCAACACAAAGGAAATTAACTAACATGCCAGTTTTGGGACAGGGAATTCTACCCTCCGGTGCAGTAGGTAACGAGCTAGTCGCGGTAACGCGTCGAGCATTCATTCCTAAGCTAGTAGTTCAGCTTTACAAGGCAACTCCAACGCTCAGTGCATACCTAGCTGCTGCGGAGCCTATCTCTGGCGGTGTATCGCCTATCACGCAGCCCGTCCAGGGTTCCGCGATGGTAACCACACAGAATACGGACTACAGCGGTTCGTTCAGTGCGCCTACGCTTCAGGTTGGAATTCAGAACGCTGAGTTCGACCTAAAGGCTTACGTAACGCCTATTCCATTCTACGTGATGGAAGGTCTTGCGCAGGTCGACGCTGCTGTAATTCCGCTTATCGAAGCGCGTATGAACGACGCTGGTAACAGCATTGCCGACACGCTTTCAACGGACCTACACGTAGCGAACGCTTCTAACCTCGCTACCTGGTCTATCCCTGACGTAATCAACACGGCCAACCCAACCCGCGCTAACTACGGCGGAATTGACCGCGCTACCAACGCGTTCTGGAAGGGTAACCTGATTGACGGTACGGCTACCACGCCTACCCGCGCTACGGTCCTTAAGTGGATTATGAGCGCAACCAAGGCTTCTGGTGGTGAGAAGCCAACCTTCGGTGTCATGGGTCCTAGCGAGTGGGTAATGCTCGCCCAGGACGTGCTGCCGCAGGAGCACTACCTTGTAACGCCTGAAGGCGCTTACGGCGCTAATGGCAAGGTGGTTAACGCTGCGTTCACGGCTCTTAGCGTGGCCGGTGTGCCGATTTACATGGACCCATACATCAACACGGCTGGTACCTCCGGTTCCGGTGTGTTGAACCTGTTCAATACGAACTACATGGGCTTCAAGATTCACGCTGATGCTGCCTTCGCGGTAGCTGGCCCTGAGTCATTGCTGCCTAACTTCCAGCTTGGTTACATCATGGTTCTTGTCTGCTTGCTAGAGCTGGTCTGCTCAAAGCCTGCGGCTCAGACCCGCGTAATCAACCTGCTAACTATTGGCGCTATCTAATCATAGTCCGTTAGTTCAGTAGTAGTTCCCGCATCCGCATCCCTAGGGGGCTGGGCTGGTAAAACGGCCCGGCCCCTTCTTTTTTCTCTAAAGGACATTCATGTCAACTCTTGCCTCATATCTCCTAGATACGCGCCGTCTGCTCCATGACGCTAACAGTGTGTATTTTAGCGACACAGACCTGACTGCATTTATCAACCGCGCGATGCAACAGCGCGACTGGGACACAGGCGAGAATCGCAGTACTCAATCAATCACGCTCATCGTCGGACAAGGTACGTACAACTACAGCAACACTGTTGGACCGCCAGCGTTCTCAGCCAACACGATTGACGTGTTGGGTATCGTTCTGCTCAACGGAAATTCCAGACTACAGCTTGGTCAAGTTAGCTACACGGAACTTGGCTCTATTCTTCAGCCCTATCAGGGATACAAGAACATCCCTGTTGGATTTGCGAAGAAGGGTGCTGGGACTATCGTTATTGCGCCTGCGCCACAGATAGCCTACGGAACCGAGTGGGACACGCTGCGTGTAAGCACTCCGCTGGTTCTGACTACTGACGCTGACCCGCTTCCGTATCCGTGGACTGACCCTGTTCCGTTCCTTGCGGCGCACTTTGCTCGTCTAGAGCTACAGCAATACGACGAAGCTGACCAGTACCTAAAGCTATATCAACAGCGTTTAAGTTGGGTCATGGGTGGCGCTCGCGGCATGGGCATCAGTCAGCCGTACGCAGGTATGGGTATGGCTTCAGGTGTGAGATAAGTAATGCCGCTCAAGCAGGAAGAGATTACCCAGAACGCTAATAAAACTGTCCAGCTACGCGCATTCAAGGGCGTAAATCAGACCGACGTTCGCACGGGTATTGAAGACGACGAGTTTGCGTGGCTTGAAAACGCCATGCCCGTTGGTAAGGGAAACATCCGTCTTGTGCCCGGTCCTGGCACGCCGATTACGCACGCGAATCTGACGAACATTTTCAGTATCTGGGGCTTCACGCTTTCTGGCGTGCCGATGCTTCTCTGTGTTCGTACTGATGGCTCTATCACCCAAGTTAACCGTGTTACCAGTGCGGTAACCGTTGTTGCTGCTGCTGCCACCGTAACAGGCACCGTAGCAACCCGTCTGACCATCTGGAAAGACAGCCCGATTCTGATTATAGACACGAATGGATATTGGTCTTGGGACGGCACGACGCTTATCAAGCTATCTACTCCGGTTGTTACCACAGGCAACACGCACACCAATACCACTGTAGACAACATACCGACGACAGCATGGATGCAGACCGGACAGGCTATTAGCGGTTCGGGTATTCCTGGTGGCACCACAATTGCTGCGATTGTCAATGCCACAACAATCACGCTGAGTCAAGCCGCTACGACAACGGTGGTTGGGGTGACCCTTACCGTAGTGACCGGAGCACCAACCACAGGCTCTGCTATAGCAGTATTCGAGGGCCGTGTATGGATTGTAGGTCCAAAACCTAGCCGTACTATCTCATTCAGTTCGCCCGCGAGCTATGGTGACTTCACGCTAACCAACGGCGCGGGCTCTGTCACGATTTCTGACAGCGTATTCTCTGGCAGCATCTACAACATTATCAGTGCTCTAGAGCAGTTGTGGATTGTTGGTGAAGGTGCAGTTGACGCTATCACGAACGTAAGTACGTCAGGCTCGCCCCTGGTTACTACATTCTCGCTTACCAACATCGTTTCCAACGTTGGTAGCACCTTCCCTAGCTCTGTAAGCAGCTTCTTTAGAACCATTCTCTTCCAGACACCTTATGGTGTGTACGCCCTGGTTGGTGCAACACCGCAAAAGCTATCGGACAAACTAGACAACCTGTACTCCGCTCTGACGCTAGGCACGGATGAAAGTGCCACAGTCGGAACGGTTCACAAGGTATTCATCTGGTGTGTCCTGACCACATTCAATGACCCCGGCACGGGCTTTAGTTCAATGGGCACAGCCGGGCCACGCAAGATTCTGCTCTGCTTCGCTGCGGGTAAGTGGTTCTTCGCTTCTGCGGGGGCACTTACGTACATCACCAGCGTAATCGTAGACGGCACGCCTGAGATTTGGGCTACGACCGGCACAGGCATCGTCCGTCTGTTTGCGAATGAAACGAATCCGGTAGATTACATCATTAGCTCTAAGTTGTTCGACTTTGGCGACTCAACCCAGATGAAGGTGTGGAACAAGCTGGGGTTTGAGGTAACGAGCGATAACATCGTCAGCCCGTCGATTACCGTAGAAAACGAAATCCCTGCCAAAGGCCACACCGTCGTTCTGAGCGGTAACCTAAATACCATCCAGTTCGTGAACAACAGCGGTGCGCTAATCACCTTCGTTGGTTCCGGTCCTATTACTTGGGTCGTGACTGGTGTACAGCTTATCCGCAACTCAAAAGACATTCAGATGTTTGGAAACTATCTTGGCTACACGATTAGCGGAAACGAGCCTGTATGGACGCTTGGTGCCGTCGCTATGGAAGTTCGACCAGGAGGGAAGTGGAATAGCCTGGTTTAGTAGTCACGGCTAACACTAGAGAGACAATATAATGCCGGGCAATCTAATAATCCCCAATACGTTTGGTACGCAGAGCGGAAACGTCGCTGCGAGTCAGATTGATTCTGACTTTTCCACGACTGCGTCCTACGTCAACGCCCGAGAAATCACACTCGGGACGCTCGCCGCCCGTCCAGCAGCCGGTACAGCCGGACGCTGGTATTTTGCTACTGACTCACTCGGCGGACAGTTGTTTGAAGACAACGGCTCCGCGTGGACTGCGATTACAACCGGAATCAACCCTCCATTCGTTCCGGTAGGCTCATCGGTTATTACCCGCACTGATGCGACGCATATCGCGCTCGGCGTAGGCGTAATTCCGCTGAAGGTCAGCAGTGTTTGGGGACAGCGCGCGATTACCGCCGCCGTCTCTGTGGACACGACCGGGCTTTCTGCATCAACAATCTACTACGTCTACGCAACCAATAGTTCTGGTTCTACTGTACTTGAACTAAGCACAACTACACACGCTGTAGACACGGATTTCGGTGTAGAGATTAAGTCTGGCGATGCGACACGCACATATGTCGGTGTCGTTAAGACTGACGGCAGCACCCAGTTTACCGCTGATTTAACTAATCCATGGTTCGGTGCGCCAAAGCTTTGGTCTCTTTCATCCGCTGGTAGCGGTACTACGTCTGGTTCCTACACTGATGTGACCAGTTCCTCTATTACGGTTCTACCACACGGCACGGCCAGCAAGTTCAAAGTAAACTTCAGTGCTGCGTGCTCTATCACAAATACAGCAGGACAAAACAACGGAATTAGTGCTCGACTTGTAGACAACGGTTCTGCTGTTACTAACAGCATTCGTTCATTTAGTGCAGTAAGTGGTGCAGGTGGTCAAGGTGCCGCAGGTGGTGCAGCGTGGACATATCTTTCTGCGCCTGCGGTAGCTACAGCAGTTATCTACAAGCTTCAGCATAAGAGCGACAACACAGGCAGCACTCCTACTGCCACTACCAGTGAAATCCTTGCTTATGCTGTGGAAGTTAGATAACGCATGGCTGGCTCACTTTCTATCCCCAACGTATTCTCCGCGCAATCAGGTAACGTACCTGCTTCGGAGATTGACGACGATTTCATAGCGGCTAAAGATTATGTCAACGCTCGTGAAATCACACAGGGCACGTTTGCAGCGCGCCCGGCTGCTAGCGTATCAGGCCGGTACTACTTCGCAACCGACATTAATGGGGGCACGTTGTATTTGGATTCCGGTGTTTCATGGAGCCAAATCGCGCCCGGTGTTACGGAAGCAACCATCGCTCCTACAGGAGCGGTAACGCAATACGCTGGTTCAACTGAACCTGTCGGATGGAAGTTCTGTAATGGAACCGCTATCTCGCGCACGACTTTTGCTGCTCTGTTCGCAGTAATCGGAACCGCATACGGAGCCGGTGATGGGTCTACAACATTTAATCTACCCAACACGAAGGGTAGAGTCCCTGCTGGTTTCGACGCTGCAAACGCCTCATTCGATGCCCTAGGCGAAACGGGCGGGGCTGCGACACACGCTCACGGCATGTCCAGCCACACGCATACGCAGCAAGGGACGATGACTACCGGTATTGAGAGTCAAAGCTTCAATCAAGCCGCAACCGCTGGTGGAACTACCTTTGCGCTGACCCACACACACAGTGTCCCACTTAGCGGAGCTACTAGCGGCCCGTCAGTAGCCGATACTGCCTCAGTCTCAAGCTTGTCGCCATATCTCGTATTCAACTACATCATCAAGACGTAATTAGGAGTCTTTAAATGCCGGTCAATGTAGCAGACTTCAACGCAGACGAAAACAGCAGAGAATTTTATAAGGGTCTGAACTTTCTTGGCAACCCCGTAGAGGGCACTCTGCCTGGTACCACGAGCGTTCCCGAAGCTGGTGGTCCGCCGTCGCTTCCTAGTCTGCCTGGCGTAAGCGGGAGTGCTGGTGCGGGCACGAGCCCTACAGGCTCGCCTGTCGCTGGCGCTGCTGGTGGTGGTGGCGCTGCTGGTGGTATGGGCGGTGTTGACGACAACATGCTCGCGTACATTGCCAAAGGTCTAGGAATTGGTGCTGACGTACTCAAGAAGTTGCTTGGTGAACCAGACCTTGGTACGCGTGGCAACGTTGGTGGTGAAGGGCAACTACAGCGGTCTGACCAGTCAATGAGCGACCAGCTACGAAGCTACTATGAGAGCGGCGGTCCATTGCCTTCTATGGACATTTCCGCGCCTGGACCACTCTCAGGCGAAATTACCGGGCTCCCACAACAGCAGTTGTCTAGCCCAACAAGCAGTGAGTTTGGTACGCAGTTGCCGGGAACTCTAGGGACTGCGTCGGAATATTTCTCATCACCAGAAGGAATCGCTGCGCTTGGTGAGCTCGGCATCAACACGGACTTGCTAGGTGGAGCAGGCGAAGGTCTTGGGGGTGTTGGCGGTGGAATGGGACTCGGTGGTGGAATTAGTCTTGCGGGCGGTGCCTTGGGTCTACTTGGTGGATTGACTGATGACAAGGGCGTTGCGATGTTGGCGAAAGCTGTCGGTGGTATCGGCCAGCTTACGAGTCTTGTTGGCCCAATTGCCCAAGCCGCAGCGTCCGGTAGTGCAGTGGCGATGCAAGCGGCGACTGCCGCTGCTGCTGCTGCTGCTCCGGCCGCCGTCGTCGCAGCCGTTATTCAGATGGGGCTCGCAATTGCTAACGGTATCCAAGCTGGCAATCCTCCGGAACAGATTACGCTGGACACTCTCGCGGCTCCGGACTTTATTGCCAGCAATATCATGTCGGAGTTAATCGACCCGATGTTCCATCCGTCTGAGTCCTGGATGACGTTCCCGGAACGGGTAGGCAAGACTGCACAGCTAGAGGGCTCAAGTCTCGGCGCGCTGATGAAAGGTCTCCCGTATGTCCAATCCAAACAGGAATTAGCGGACGCGCTTAACGCGTTCAAGGTCGAGGTAGGACACCGTGTTGGTGGTTATGGCGAGGGCGCGGGTCAGTACCAGATTCCGAATCTGCCTGGGGTCGGTCCTAAAACCCACGGGGTTAACACTTCTGAGACGGACTTTGGTCCGCACGTACGTAACGCCCAGCAGATAATTGATGCGCTGCTTCCACTCCTACCAGATACCTATGCAAGTACAGACAACTCGGAGATGCGGAACTTTGCGCGATTCCAGAACCCGGACTATGCAACCCCGCAGATGATGTATGACCCTGGACAGTTTGGTGAGCACGCAGCTATGTTCCAGCAACTCTATGGGACTACCATGCCACTCATCGGTGGGATGGTAATGGTTCCCAACGCGGGGCCAGTACCAGAGGGCTACACCGGACGCCCGGGCGGTCCCGGCTACGACTATTCGGTGCCCGGTGCATATCCTGACCCTAATGCACCAATTACTACACCAAAAAGCGCAGCTTGGCTGCGACTATCGGGCGCAACACCGGCACAAGCACAAGCGCCCGCTGCTGCACCAGGCGCAGCACCTGCTGACACGCGTATGGACTCACTAACTCAAGCGCTGCGTACTGCGCTGCTTGGTACGCCAGGCGGTGTTGAGTCTGTACCACAGGCTCCGCAGGGTTCGCCAAGCCTAGGTGGCAGCGAAGATATGACAGAAGCGATTCGCAGACGTATCGCCGGAATGGCCTAACGGTACACCCCGTGGCAAAGACCGGTCTTGTAAGTCCCCTACTCTGGCAGGTTCTGCCTTTCAAGGACGAAGACGCTTGGTTGGATTTTCTCGGAGCGCACGAGCGTTGGCATCAAGTGCTAGCAGAGAAAACCGGGAGCGGGGGCGGGTCGTGGCAAATCTTCGGTGACTTGAAAGTAGAGGGTTCAGATGCGCACCAGCGCGTGCACGATGGCTTGGCAGACGCCATCGATATTCCTCGACCAGGCGACTTGACTTCATTCGACTTACAAAAAGAAGATGCGTTTGTTCAGTGGACATTCGTTCACGCTTTAGAGCATCAAAGACTTCGGCTTACTTTAGCAATCTAGGAAAAGGTACCCATACATGAGTTGGTTTAGCGGATTGTCTGATTGGGCTAGCGGATTGTTCGGTGGCGGCGGTAACGCTGCACCAGAGGTAAATTATCCTGCTGACCCAGGCGGGCTTAGTGAACTGGTAGGACAGATTGATGCGCCGGTGTGGGCACCGCCAACTGCTACATCAGCTCCTGGTGGTGGTAGTTGGTGGGATTCATTGTTCGGCGACAAGCAGGCCCCAGCCGTACCCGCAGAGGGCGCTGCTCCTGCCGGTACCGGTAATTGGTTTGACACGATTATGGGCGGTATTAGCAAGACTGGCGGCGTACTTAAGGCAGCAGACCCGCTGCTAAGACTCGGCGCAACCGGGCTTGGTGCTGTTAGCAGCATTCAGAACATGCGGCGTGGTGCACAAGAGAACAAGACCGCGAGCGAGCTACGTGGTGATGTTCGCAGATTTGCAACGCCTATGGCTGAGCAAGGGTCCGCGTTAGCTACTGCGGGTTCTAGCGCGCTGCTAGGCGGTCCGCTGCCTGCTGGCCTACAAGCACAGGTTGACCAATACCGTCAAGCGCTACTTGCAAAGCTACGAGACCAGTACGCTCGTGCTGGCATAGACGTAACCACCATGATGCCTCAGGCGGAAGCCTACGCAAACCAGCAGGCTATGGCATTCGCTGCTCAGCTCGCAGCTAATCTATACGCGAGCGGTAATCAGGGCGTACAAGCGGGCACTGGTTCGCTTGGCAATCTTGCTGCTGCTGCGACTGGCCAGAGTAATCAGGCGCAGAGTGCTGCGGCTAATGCATCACAGAACATCTTTAGAATTTTGGCAAGCTAATGGCATACAACACAGGTCTTAGCGATATCCTACGCTCTCGTGTCCCGGGTGTCTCCGCTACCGGTCTGGCTTGGCCTAAAGGTACGCCGTCACCAGAGGAAACTGAGACGGCTGAACGCGCGCTGGCCGAATCGGACGTTGACCGCTCACGCCAGGACATGCAAGCCGCTCAGGCTGCTTATGCTCAGGCACAGCAAGCTGCTCCTACTCCTGTTGCCACACCAGTACCTACTGCTTTCCCGTCACCGTATGAGGCCCCAGCACTAGTTGCGGAACCTGACCGCCCACGAACCAGCGCAGAGTTCATTGATTGGATTAAGCAGAGTGACCCAGAGCTAGCGTATCTCTACGAGCAGCAGGCGAGCCAACAGGCCGCAGCCACGGAGGCCGAGGCCGGTGCACGGACAACGGCTGAAGGTCTTATCTCTAGCTACAAGAAGGACGTAAGCGGACTACAAATGCCTGAGCGCCCAACAATGGAGCGCCCAGCGCCGCTAGAGCTTCCTGCGCCGCCTAGCATGGCCGCACGTCCCTTCGGGACTGCCAAGCCAGGCGAGCCTGTGTTTGAAACGCTTAATCGCACGCTGGCCATGCTTGGCCTGTTGGGCACTATGGGCGCTGGTGTAATGAGCAACTACGCTCAAGGCGCACTTGCTTCCTATTCCGGCGCACTCGCCGGTTGGGCCGAAGGCGACACGAAGCGCGCTGAGAATGAGTGGAAGGACTACAGCCACAAGATTGACCAGATGAAGGCCAACCACGAATCCCTAATGGACGAGTGGCGGGACGCATGGAAGACCTACGGCTATGACCAGGACACGCTGAAGGTCAAGCTAGGTATTATCGCTGCCGAGCACGGTATGGATAAGGAAGAGATTGCGATTGCCTTCCGTGACCCCGACAAGCTTGCTGTCACACTTGATAATACGACTAAGACGATTGCACAGCTACGCAAGGACCGCCACGACCTTGCTAAGCAGATGCTGCTAGAGGAAGGGAAAGACCGTCGGGCGCTGCTAAAGGCGAGAGAAACCGTCCGCGAGACGCCTAACCAGTGGATTGCTGACATGAACAACCAGGCGCTTACGCCTGAGCAGCGCGCGAACGCTAAGACGAAGTACGATGCCTACGTTGAGGGCGAAGGTACCAAGGTTGCCGCGAGACGCGAACAGCAGCCGCTCGATGTTGAGACTCGTAACCGTATTGCGGCTATGGACCAGAGCATCAGCGCTGTTAAGGACTTGGCCGGATTCTCCAAGGAATTTGCGTCGTTCGTCGGAGCCAAGAAGTTTGCGTACGAAGCTGCAATGGCTACCTACGGTAATACCGGTATTGTTCCGCCTGGCTTCACGAAAGAATCAATCGACCGTTTTGCTGAGTTCAAGCGACTGAACGGTATTATGGAAAAGACTAAGTTTGCCTTCGGCGGTAAGCAATTGACTGAAGGCGAGCAGCGTGTAGTAGAAGCGTTCGTACCTACTGGCAGAGAAGTAAGCAGCGTTGAGTATGAAAAGAAGCTGTCTGGTTTGTATGAGGTTCTACGACAGCTACGCAACAGTGAACTTTCCTACGCGCAGCAAGGGCGTGGTGCATTAAAGCCAACTGAGGCACAAGGTGCGCCTGCGGCTCCTGCGGGTTCAGTCCGTTGGGGGCGTGACGCTCAAGGCCGTCCTGTGAGACTTCCATAATGAAAAGAATTGAGTTTGAGGGACAGACACACGAATTCCCCGATGATTTCACAGATGCAGACATTAGCTCTGCTCTGAGCGGTACTAGTCCATCTCCTGCATCAAAGCCTGACCGCGTGTCCGACCAGACCCTTTCCACGCTAATCACTGGCGAGAAGCCAGACACGCGCTCATGGTTCCAGAAGGCCGCTGACTTCGTGACTCCGTATGTAGCAAAGGCTGTCCCGGCAATCCCATTCCAGAATCCGCTCAAGTATGACCCTAACTATGGCACGGAGACCCTAGCTAAGATTATCGTCCCTCAGTCACTGACTGAACTTGGGATTATGGCCGGTACGGGTCTAGCTGGTAAGGGAGTTGGTGCGGCAGTCAAAGGCGCTAGCGCAGCAGCTCGTCTATGGCCTGTCGCTGGCCGTGTCGCAGGCGCTACCGCTGGCGGTGCGCTTGGTGGTAGCAGCGAAGAAGGTGCGGGTGTTGGCGCATTGAAGGGGCTAGCTGCTGGCGCGCTTGGCGAAAGTACTGCGTACGGTGTGGGTAAAGTCGCACGTTCTTTGCCCGGTATGGCTCGAAAGATTGCAAGCGAAGATACCACAAAGATTGCAAAAACCATCCCAACAATCGCAGACAAGAGAGCGAAGGATGTGGTTATCAAAGCTATTGACGAAACCTTGAGTCGCATCAAGCAGCTTGAGGATGTGCCAATCAACAGCCCCCGAATTGCTGCGCGTATTGCAGAGCAGAAGCGTTACTTCACTAATCTTCGCAATAATATAAAAGCACCCGGTATTGTATCCGAAGCAGTGCCCGAAGTCTTCGAGGGTGTAACAGACGCGGCATCACTACACAACGTCGCATCGGGTGAGGGCAAGACGCGCCTTAAGACCTGGTTTGGCAACCGTATTGCCAAAATGGAAGCACTTCTTGGGCGCGAGATGAACGTGCCGTCGCTCAGTGATGAGCCTATATCTCTAACTAAGGCTATTGAAGCACGAAGCAAGATTGGTGACAGAGCCTTCAGTCGTAATCCGCTTGACCGCACCATTCAAGGCATAGACCAGCGCGCTCTCTATAACCAAGTGAGCGACGAGATTCGTGCTGACCTTGGTCAAGGCCGTGTAAAGGACGGCCATGTAGTACCCAGCTTGTTAGAATCTGATTGGGATGTTACTAATAAAATCCACTCGTCTATGTCTGGTGCTCTAAATCTTCTTGCTAAGCCTCGGTTTTATTCAGGTGAGCTATCAGGTATGACGTTCAATATGCCCGCACTTCAAGCCATGCTTCGTGATACAAGAGTGCGCCGCAAGCTAGAAGAGCAGTTGGGCAAAGACGGCCTTAAGGCTCTAACAGAAGCCGTTACACGTGGCGGTAAAGTCGGTAGCCAGGACGTGCCAGCGAAGAACCTCTACAACACGTCACTCATTGAGCTATTAGGCCGTGGTGGCTTACCTGGTCTAGGCTGGTGGTTTGGTGGTCCAAAACTGGCGGCTGGTGCAATTGCTGGCCAGTTGGCCCTACCGAACATTACCGCCCGCTACGCTGGCCGCACGCCTTACGCCGCGCACGAGCTAACGAAGCTACTCGCAGACCTAGCAGCCGCTAAGGCTGTTGGCTCTGCAAAATAGAATCGGGAATCACTAAGAAAAGTTTATACTTAGTTCTGTAGCCTTGGAGGGGCTGTGTCGTAATGGGTAGACCAAAGAAGAAGGTTGTTGTAATAGAAGAGACTACGCCTATTAGCGAAATTAGAAAGATGCTAGCTCTGCCGGGTCTTACTAACGACGAACGTATTAAGCTATTAGGACTATGGATTAAATCTCGTGCTGTGGATGCTCGTATCCCAATCGAGGATGCGGGGTCAGGTTTCGATATCGGAGGGGACGATGAGTAGCACGGACATTGTATTGCAGGCGCTGAGAGCGGCCCTGAGCGACAAGCTGCCCCTGTGGGCCAGCCTAGTCAGCGCTGTGGGCCTGTGGACGTACGCAGCCATCGCTGTAGAGCCCTACAGGCTCATCGCTGCGGGAGCCTTCACGACGCTCGTGTACCTGCCTATGCTGTATAAGAGCACTATTAAAGGGAGTTAACATGGCAAAGAGACAACGAAACAGAGTCGGCATCGAGCTTGCAGAAACTGCCGCAGAGCGTGGTGTTGCGCCTGGGCAAGAGATTCCGAATGCGAAAATTAAGAGCGTAAGGCCGCGCCGTGCGATTGGTGTCTGGCCGGACGCACCTAAGCCTACGCACGGGACTGACAAACCAATCTACAAAGGAACCTCAACCTGGCAGAAGCCTCAGAGCGATGCTACTAGCCAGATGGGCGACGATTTGACTTCGGCTAAGTAAGTATGCGGTGGGGAATACCCACCAGCGTCCCTGGCGTTACCAGGGCTGCACGCTACGAATGGTGGCCACCAAGTCGTAACGCTCGCGCGGGCGGGCGTGCAGATATTCTCTTTCGTCTGGGTGTAGGAAAGCCAGTAATCCACCCGGCCTGGAACCGGGAAAACGGTGGGGCAGAGCCACCCGCCCAGACCATTTTGTGTAGTAGTTCCATCCGGCTCTAGCTCACTAGTAGAGCGCGACATTGCCAATGTCGAGGCAGCGGGGGCAGTACCCGTGAGCCGGTCCATTCTGACCTAGCAATAGTGTTCAACGGTTAGCACACCTTCCTTCCAAGTAGGTGGTGCGGGTTCGAATCCCGCTTGCTGGTCCAGTTTCATGCAAGCTTAACTCTCTGGGGAGAGTGCTCGCCTTACAAGCGAGGCAAGGTGGGTCCGATTCCTACAGCTTGCACCATTTCGTGCGCTCGTGCTGGAACGGAAGACAACACGCGCTTAGAACGCGTGGCGGGAAACCGCGTGGGAGTTCAAATCTCTCCGAGCGTACCAATTATGCGCGGGTATCCCAATTGGCAGAGGAACCAGACTCAAACCCTGGTCAGTAGGGGTTCGACTCCCTTGCCGCGCACCATACGAGCCTCGTCTAACAGCAAGACACACGGCCGATTACCGTGGAATCTGAGTGCAATTCTTAGGGTTCGTACCAAATCGCTGCTTCATCCAACAGCAGGATGCCTAACTTATTATTGGGTCATGAGAGTGCGAATCTCTCAGCAGCTACCAAATCTCTCCGTAGTTCAGTGGACAGAACGCCGGGCTTCTATCCCGGGCGTCAGGGGTTCGAATCCTCTCGGAGAGCCCAACTCAGAGCATCGTCTAACTAGACAGGATACGAACCTCTCAAGTTTGTGATGCGGGGGCGGCTCCCGCTGCTCTGACCATTTCGGGATGCTTGGGCTGGACGGCCAAGCACGCGGCTGCAACCCGCGCCAAGCGAGTTCGACTCTCGCAGGCATCTCCAAGTTTCACTATCGCTTCGTTTAACAGCTAGGACCGCACTCTCTGAAAGTGCAGATGCTGGTGCGATTCCAGCAGCGATAGCCAATGTCTCTTAGCTTAATAGTAAAGCACCTGCCTGAAACACAGGTGATGCTGGGGCGGTACCAGCAGAGACAACCAACTTCACTGCGGTGAGATGCCCTAGTGGGCATGTGTGCCTCATAAGCACAATACGGTCGGGTGCAATTCCCACCACCGCTACCAATTTATGGGGGTGTGCGAAAGGTCGCACCTTTGCTTTGCAAGCAGAGTTTCGGGGAGCGTTACCCCGCATCTCCACCAGTTCCACGGTGACGTAAGCAGCTTGATAGTGAGCGGGTGCCCTGTGAAGGCATCGAAGAGTGTGCGAGTCACTCACGTTACCCCAATTACGGCCACATGGTCTAACGGCAATGACGTACGCCTGTCCAGCGTACTGTAGGGGTTCGATTCCCCTTGTGGTCGCCAGTTCGAGTCAGGATAGTTTAGTGGTAGAATGCGTTCTTGGTAAGAACGCGGTGATGGTTCGATTCCATCTCTTGGCTCCATCGTCGGGCCGGTAGTCGTGTTTCTGAGCGCGCAAAAGTCCCGGACCGTTTCTTCGAGTCACCTTAGTTCTAGTGGCAAAACGCGCCTTTCGTAAGGACGAGTCGGGTGTTCGATTCATCCAGGTGGCTCCAATTTCACGCAAGCGTAGTCAAGCGGCCAACGACGGCGAGCTGTAAACTCGCAGGCATTGCGACCTACGGTGGTTCGAATCCATCCGCTTGCACCAGATTACGCGCCCTGTTAGCTCAGCCTGAACCAGAGCAAGCAGCTACGAACTGCTAGGTCGGAGGTTTGAATCCTCCACAGGGTTCCAATATGAGTCGGGCGTCAGCACGCTCCTGAGTTTCCAAAACCCGGGTGAGTGGGGGCAGCACCTACACGGCTCGCCATACGCGCGGAAGTCTCAAGGCCCAGAAATGCTACGAGCAAAAGTGCCGCGCCCAGTTTCACTCTAGGTTAGCACTCAAGGTGAGAGCGCCTGACTGTTAATCAGGAATGAGCAAGGTTCGATTCCTTGACCTAGAGCCAATTCGTAGGCCGGTAGCTTAACGGACAAGAGCGCCAGGCTCTTAACCTGCGTAGATATGAGTTCAACTCTCATGCGGCCTACCAATTCAACGGAAGTATCGCCTAACGGTATGGCACTGCTTTGCTAAAGCAGCGACCTTCACGGGTTGTGCAGGTTCGAATCCTGCTGCTTCCGCCATTCATGGAAGGGTAGTCTCAACGGTAAGGCGGCGGGCTTGAACCCCGCAGAGCCCAGCGAACCTGGGTGTCAGAGTTCGAATCTCTGTCCTTCCTCCATTGTAGTTGACCAGCTAGCTGATGGGGCGTAACGCTGCGGATAAAAGGTCGCCCTGAGCGTACATCGGAAGTCCACGCAGTGCAAAGCTCGCCAGTGACCGCAGCACGCTAGCCTATCGGGAAGTGGGGCGCGCACACTTATCACGCGCAATCAAAATCAGCGGAGGGCTGAAGAAGTGATTCTAGGACACGTAGCGTATAACGTAGTAATAGGTGAAGGCGTACGCGTATGGCGTGGCGCTAACATTGAAGAAGACGTAGTACTCGGTGATTTTGTTGTGGTGGGCAGCAACGTATACATTGGCGCGGGCTCGCATATCGGAGCTAACACACGCATTCAGCACGGCGTGTTTCTGCCTCGTAACTCGCGTGTAGGCAAGAACGTCTTTATTGGTCCTAACGTTACCGCGACAGACGACCGCTACCCTATCGTAAATAACACTGACTACAAGGCAGAGCCGCCCATTCTCGAAGACGGCTGCTCCATTGGCGCAGGGGTAGTACTACTCCCTGGCGTGCGTATCGGTAAGCGAGCAATGATAGGCGCAGGATGCGTCGTAACACAAGATGTGCCGCCTGAAGCTATCGTGTACGCGCCGTACATGAAGGCCGAGCTTATGGGGAGCCATACTAACTAATGCTTCCCTACATAGAACCCGCACACCCACCCGGAGTAGTAGGATTCTGCACGTCAGGTTGGCCACGCATCGAAGAGTTCTGGCTGAACCTGATGCGTACACAAGTACCTAACGGTACCTTCCTTGAGAAGCAAAGTGGTACTGGTCTCGCGGCCATGTTCAGCAACATCGCGCAAGCCACGTACGACAACCCGGATTTCAAGTGGCTTTGGATTCTGGGTGATGACCATACGTGGGAGACCGACCTTCTCAAGACGATGATTACGAGAGCTAAGAAGTTCAAGTGTGACCTTCTTGTACCGCTCGTTAGTAAGAAGCTTCCTCCATTTGATAGTGTGTTGTATCACAAGACCGGTCCTATCATCTTCCATGACTTACCGAAAGGTAACGAGCCTATCGAAGTGCATGCGGCAGGCACAGCAGGCATGTTGGTTCAGCGCCGCGTGCTTGAGGCTATGAAGGCTAGTGGGGAGCCCTTCTTTAGGGAAGGATGGAAGGGTGATGCGAGCCTTGGCGAAGATATCTGGTTCATGAACCTGGCCCGCAAGCTTGGGTTCCGTGTGTGGGTTGACCCGACGTTGAGTATGGGGCATGCCCCGTACGGACATTCAGTGTTCCCTGAGCGTGTTGACGGTGAGTGGTACCTGCGGCTGTGCTACCCGGAAGGCAAGTTCCTCCGAATCCCCCTACCTAGACCAATTCTCGTAAGCGAAGAAGAGTATGAAAAGCGGCGTGCCGAAGCATCCAACGAGCGAGCGTAAAGCTGCCTGGTTCCATGCTGGATTGGCTGCTTACTATCTTATTGGTTTGTATTTTCACGCTATATCTGCGTGGCGTCATTATCAAGACCGCAATAAGGATAACTAATATGGCAGACCTAACACAACGCAAAGCAGAAATCATTCTTCACGAAGGCAGAGCTAACGGACGCCCGCTGACTGACAAGCAGCGCAGATTCATGGGCGCTCGCGCCAGTGGTGCTCCTGCTAGACGCAAAGGGCGCAAGGCTACTAGATAGCGCGGGTATCATGCCCGCGTTAAGCGGCTAGCGTCCGGCGTGTAGTGTCCCTCCCACGAGACGCCCGGCTCCGCTAGCCGTTTTTCAAACCTATGGACCAACTAGAACCTACTCAAGCTGAAGCGCCTACTACGCCTACTATCTCGCGGGCTCCGCAAGCCCAAGCAGGCGCAGCGGGTATTGCTCGCCTAATAGATGCTTGGAAGAAGTATAGATTTGGCAACGCACAGACACCTAAAGAGTACGCGCTTGCATATGGTGGTGTAGACCTGGCACAGCCAGACAAACCCGTACAGAGCGTAGTCACGAATCCCAAGCACGGGGTTGCTCAGTTGGTTGCCCGGATGATGCCTAAGGCTTACAAGGTGATGGAGGATGCGCCAGAGCATGTCACCTTTGGTTGGTTGCCAGGTGGCACACCAAGCGAATCACTTGCCGAGCTAGGTGCTACAAGTGTTACGCCCAGCAAGCGTATTGTGATGGAAATGCTTTCTCCTTCCGATTTGATGAAGGGTATTAGCCAGCTTTCACGAGAAGCGCAAGCAGGAATACTCCGTATGTATCCCAGCACGTTACCACACGAGGTTGGGCACGTACTAGACGTATTGAAGCGCGGCCGAGTTACGGGCGCAGCGCCGGAACTCAATACGATTCGCGTAACACCGAATACCATACAGGCTGCTGAACGTATCATGGCCGCGAACCCTCAAGCAGCCGAGGCATTCAAGCAGAACGTTGCACATTACTTCCCAATCATTCAGCGTAGTCTGGGTGTTGATACTGAGACTGCGGTGCGTATGGCTACTCGGCTTGCACACAATGAGGTATTAGTACAAGCGGGTGCTGAGACCGCGACAAGAAATATCCTGAAAGCGAAGACTAAATAATCCCTCATGGGCCTTCTAGAGACTCTAGTAATTGGCGGTTACCTGTACACCACAGGTGTATTCTTGTGGTTGCAAGACAAGTATACGAAGATTACTGGCAACCACTTGAAGCATGCTGAGAAAGCCATCAACGAAACGCGGGCCCACGTCGGGCTACCGCCCGTTAAACTTACTGACAAATAATGCGAACACTCCTTGTTGCTGTCTACCTTAGTCTCATAGCGTTTCTATCACTGATGCTTGGGTATAGTTACGGCTGGGATGCGTCGAGTATTGCATGGAAACAGTGGTGCAGTACAGGCACTTGCTATTCTCAAACATTCCCGCCAAGATAGCAATGTCTACGTACTTTTCGCCTGAAGAGTTTGCTTGCAAGTGCCAGCGTGCTGAGTGTGACGCAATCACGCAGCCTAGCGATACACTACTAATAAAGTTGAACAAGATACGTGAGTCAGTGGGATATGCGCTTATCGTGAACTCCGGCATACGCTGCCGCTGGTACAACGAGCGTGTAGGTGGTGCTGGTGATAGCGCGCACGTTACAGGCGAGGCCGCTGATATTCGGGTACACGGCTCGCGCGAACGCTTCGAAGTTGTACGCGAGGCAGCGCGTGTTGGTATCACACGTATAGGTATCGCCAAGTCTTTTGTCCACCTAGACGTATCCGCTACTGCTGACGGAGAAGTGCTCTGGCTCTATTAGGAGAATAAGGTAAGAAGGTTTTATGGCGAAGCACTTTATTGGGACGACAACAATTTCTTGTCCAAGTAGAGGATATAACACGGTGTTTGCGCTTGAGCAAGACGGCACGTGGTGGACGTGTCGTGTGTCTCTTAGTGCTGAATATAAGCCATTGATTACACAGTGGGAAGGGACTGATGAAGAATTATTGGTTGGTTGAGACGCTACAGAATCCGAAGTTACAGAAGTATGCACTCGTAGCAGGCAGCTATGCTGCCGGTGCGTATGGTGGCCCGCTTGCCAAACAGGGCGTAGAAGCTTATGGCCCGGTCGTTGGTGGTTGGCTATTGAAGGGATTGATTCTGCTACTAGGCGGTTAACCGTGAAGACTCAGTTTCTATCCGCCCTTGATGTACGGCAAATCAACGAGAAGGACTGGGAGCTACTTGCTCCACTTCGCTATTACAGCGAACTTCTAGGCCGTGAAGTAGTAGTCCCTGCCGGGTTCGTTACGGACTTCGCATCAGTACCCCGCCTACCATTCATCTACTGGTTCACGGGTGGGAAGGCCCAAGCCCCCGCTGTTCTGCATGACTGGTTCTATCGAACTAACACAGAAGATATCACACGTGCAGGCGCTGACGCGCTGCTAGCCGAAGCGATGGAAGCGCGTGGTTACTGGAAGATTCGTACCTGGGCAATGTGGGCTGGTGTCCGTATCGGTGGTTACTGGTCCTACGATACCCGCGCTACTCATATCTCCGCATAAGTAGTACCCCGTAGTACCGCAACACCTGAGCCAGCAGAGGCTTGATATCTGCACAAACGTAAAAGGTACCATCATGTTCAGAAAGCTTGTTACAGCAGTAGTGCTTGTGCTGGCTCTTGTGGTTCCTGCCAGCGGTATTAGTGACATTGGTAGAAGTGAGATTACACGTATCTGGACATACACCGAGGAAGGTAAGCGATTTGCGTGCTCAGCTTCGTATGTCTTTCCATATATTGACGAATATCATAGTTGGATTCTGACAGCAGGCCACTGCACTGATGCTGTCTTGGTTGCTCGCAACGCGGCTGCTACCACGCTGGGCATCATCAACTGGCGTGCTAGTGTAAATGTACATGGCGAGAACGGTACACAGACTGTAGATATTGCGCTTGGTATTGTGCCTGACGTACGTAGAGGTGAGACGGCTCGTCTGTGGCTAGCCAGTACTATGCCAGAACGTGGTGAGGGTTACATTCACGGTTATCCACAAGGCGTAGAAGTTGTCACACGCGGTCTCATCGCGCCATCCATCGCAGGTAGTAGGGTAACTTTCAAGCGTGTTCTCACAACGCCATTTGGTGAAGGTGTCGAACGTACGTCACTCACGGATGCTTTTCCAGGTACACGTTTTATGATTGTGCCGCCAGGACAACTAGGTCCTGGCTCTAGCGGTTCTGCTATTTTAGACGGCAATGACCGCGTCATCGCTGTATTGTGGGGCGGACTTTTCGCCAAGGATTACGAAATTCAAGGTTTGCCCGAGCAATACAAGGATTGGGACGTGATTCTTGTCACCCCTGTAGATGTTGTCCATGCGTTATTCAAGAACCTCGGAATCGAATAAGATGGGGTTCCTAGAAACGGTGGTCATCGGTGGCTATCTGTACACCACAGGTGTATTCCTGTGGCTGCAAGACAAAGTATCCAA